ACCAAGAGCGAGGTTGCATCAACAGTCCGAAGCAGATATGGAAACGGCACCGGCAGTCATATAGTCCAACTAAACCAACCAACCCACTCTAACGATAGAGTTTACGGTGATGACGGTATCAGCCCAGCACTAAATACAATGCAGGGTGGCAACAGACAACCATTCGTAGCACCAGTCCTGACACCAGACCGACCAGAAAAACGTCAAAACGGTAGACGATTCAAAGAAAACGGTGAACCCAGTTTTACACTTACTGGTCAAGACCGACACGGAATATACGATGGTATGAAAATACGCAGATTGACACCGATAGAGTGCGAACGCCTACAAGGATTCCCCGACAACTGGACAGCACTAGGTATTGGTGATGAGCCTATATCAGACTCACAACGCTACAAGATGTGTGGCAATGCGATAAGTGTCCCTGTCGTTGAACATGTATTTGACAGAATAATAGGGAGTTTGTATGAGACCGTATAAAGCAGCGAAGTCAGATGACGGTAGGGTAGTAAACGCCCATAGGCTGATAATGGAAAAACATTTAGGTCGTAAGCTGTCAAAGCTGGAAATTGTTCACCACATAAACGGCGACAAAATGGACAACAGCTTGGGGAATCTAAAGTTACTGACACCAAAAGAGCATAGCATTTTGCATAACCAGAAATACCCACTCGATAAAGAGTGCGAGTGGTGTGGAAAACTATTTACTCCAAACCCAACTAAGAGGAAAAGGGCTAAGACTTGCTGTAAAGATTGTCAATATAAATTAGTTTGGCAAACACGGAGACTAGCATGACTACTAATGTCATCCAAGATGTGTTCGAAAAGATATTTGCAGAAAAGTCTTGACACGTTTATACAACACGAGTATAATAAACTATACTAACTAAAAGAAAGGATGAACACCAATGTCGAAAATATGTATTATTTTAGGCGATAGCGGTTCTGGAAAAACTGCTAGTCTTCGAAATCTGCCAGAGGGCAGTGCTGTTGTGATGAGTGCAACAGGAAAGGAATTAAGTTTCGTCAACAAGAACAAGTTACCACTTGCCAAAGTGGGCTATGACGAGTTGATGAAAGCTATACCAATCATCAAACAACCCATTGTCATAATTGACGATGCTAATTATTTGATGACATTCGAGAATATGGCTCGGTCAAAAGAGCTAGGTTATGGCAAGTTTACTGAAATGGCAATCCATTTCTTTAATATATTCGATGCCATTTCTAAAAAGGATAGCGATCAAGTGTTTTACATTATGTCGCACGCTGAGGTATCGGAATTGTCTGGCCAGCGCCAGGTCAAAACTATTGGCAAAATGTTAAGTGAAAAGATTGTGCTAGAGGGTCTAAGTAACATCGTATTGGAATCAACCTACGATGAACTAGACGGATACACATTCACTACTACACGCACTGATGCAACATCAGCTGCCAAAGCACCAATGCAAATGTTTTCAGAGAAACAAGTCCCGAACGACCTTTTTGAGATTGACAAGATTATAAGAAAGTTTTATAACTTTGAGCCAATAAAGGAAAGTAAATAATATGTGCGCTGGAACTGTTGAAGGAGGCCGTAAGGCAGCGAAAAAGAATCTAGCAAAGAATCCAGATTTCTATGCAGAGATTGGCAAAAAAGGTGGACGTAACGGAAATACCGGTGGATTCGCGGCAGGTTTGCCGTGCAGTGGCAAATGTGGGCTAGACAGTATATTCGGAACTGGTCATCTAGTTGCGCAATGTGCTGGGTATCGCGGAGGGATGAAGTCCCGACGCAAGTCAAAAGGAGCAAATTAACAATGGAATCAACACTATTTTTAGTATCTACTTGGATAGTAGGAACTATTTTAGTAGTGTTGATAATACTATTCATAGGTGGGGCAATAATATTAAGCATAATATCTTCCATAATATATGGAATAAGTAAATTGATAAGGAGTAAAGAATGAACACCAGAGTAAAGAGAAAAGAACGAGCAGGTATCGTTACAGAGGAACTTTTTAATGCTGTTAAAGAATTAATTAAATACGGAGTTAAAAAACCAACACAACTTGCCGAGATAACAAAATTAGGCAAATCAACCATAGGACGTATGAAAAACTGTGAAACCTACGAAGATTATAAAAAGAAGGTCAAAGAATTGAGCCTGAAAGCTAAAGAATCAAAAGCTGTGAAAGAACCAAGTGAAGAAATCAACGTAGATGTATCAGAACTAATAAATGTACCCGAACCAATAGATGCACCCAAACCAATAGATGTATTAGAACGAATTGCTTGTACATTGGAACGATTAGCTGATGCTTGGGAGGCACACCCTAAAGCGAAGACTGGGTTATTCCGATAATGGACGAAACCAACATCAGATTAGCAAAGATAGTTGCGCTGTTGGACGTTATCATATATTGTCAGACAGAAGTTAATAAATTAAAAAAGGAGAACGAAAATGCCAAATAACGACGAACTAAATATCAAGGACATCATCGACAAAACTAGGGACTTCGACAGACCATACGCCCCATCGATTCCAGTTGGCAAACATGAAGTTGAAATCAAATCATTCGAAACCAAACTAAGCAAGAGTGGCTACAAAATGATGATGATTACTGTTGCCGATGTCAAAGACCGCGAAGCGCGTGTCAACCAAATGCTAGAGCTGAAATGGATTGCTGGCACGATTCGTCTAATCAAGGGACTTTATACACATAATGCAACCGAGGATGAAAAAGAAGCTACCAAAGAAAAGATTAACAAATTTTTTGAAGGTGCTAAGGACGAAGACGACTTGGGGATTAAACTAGCTGATGTTTTGCAGAAATTAATTAACAGTGGCAAAGCTACTGGTTGGTTGAAAGTTTATTACAAAAACAAAGGTGATGAATATCCAGACCGTCAACTAACAGCCTACGAACCAGAGGATTTTGATACTGGCGTAGAAGAAGATGTCATTGTAGTTGATGGCGATATTGATGATAGTGGTAAAATCAATTTAGATAACGTAGCCGATATATTCGATAAAAAATAGCTATGGAACACCGCGAACTTTATCGAACACTAGTTCCCGAAGGTTACATCATCACCTATTCTGACCTCATCAGGTGTGGCAATCCTGACGGGGCAAAGAAAATCGCACAGAGTATCTATTATCCGTTAGGTGGTGGCTACTCTAGCGAGGCGATGGATATCGGTCACAAGGCCCATAGCCTCAAAGAGGCAGAGGTGGGCGACTGGGATAACGAACTGCGCTTGTCATATAAGATGGCAGATGGTTACTACTTATGTGGAACGATTGATCGTTATTACAAGTCCACCAAAGTAGTCGAAGATTACAAACATACTGGCCGACCAGCCAGTAGTTACTTGAAAACGAACCAGGTCGAAACCTATTCGTTCCTAGCTATGAACAACGATATGACAGTTAGTATGGGTCGTTATACCACTATAGACTCAGAGGGACACGTTTTGACGCAAGCGCCTGTAGATATCAGCGAGGCTACAGCGGTAACGTGTTACAGCACGTTCATCTTGCCCCGATTCAATATGATTAAACGAGAGATAGAAAGGTTGGAACAACAATATGTCAGAGATAACACCAGCGATTCAAAGTGATATTGCTACAATATCAGTAACCACAGTAATAACTAACATGGATGAATTCAATGCCTTGAATATGGAATTGGCAAAATTCAAAGATAAACTCAAAGAGGTTAATGCTGATGAAAAATCAATTACAGCACCTATCAATAGATCACTCAAAGAAATCCGTGACAAATATCGACCAGTTAAAGAACGATTAGAGCAGGCTATCACGACCATGCGTAATATCCTAAATGAATACAAACGTGTCGAGGATGCCAAACGTGAGCAAGACCGACTGGCACTTGAGGAGTTGTCCAAGGACGGCACAGCAAGTCTCAGCGACCTAATAGAACTGGCAGATGAGGCACCATCATTGGGTGGACGTCTGACTACGATAGTCAAAGCTAACCCAGCGATGCTGACAGAAAATTATGTTAGACAATTAATAAAATACTGCTGGGAACCTGTAATGATACAGATTCGAAAGGATGTAGCTGCCGGCCTAGTGGAGCAAGGCGTTACAGTCACTAAGGAAAAACGATTATGAAAAACAAAATATTCAGCATCAGGATATCTGAGTTTGACCTAGAGGCAATTCAGGATAAGGCGAAATACTACAATATCAGCCAATCTGAATTAATTTCGATTGCCGTCAAATTAGTAAAATCAGATGACGTAAAACAATATTTATTAAACAAATTAGATAATAAGCCCATACAAGATATATTTTACGATGAGAAAGGTAAGTTATGAATACAGACGATAAGAAAGGAAGTGTGATGAAAACAGCAGTAGTATATCGGACTGAAGCAAAAGGTCTGAAAGATGACTTTGAAACCGTAAACTATAATGACTCTGACGAGGTTCAGTTTGAAGTATGCGTGTTCTCTGACGGTAGAACAGCACAAAGATGGTTGACTCCTACTGGTTCAATGGTTTGGTGGAACAGTTGGGAAGATTTATGTAAAGTTCATATTTACGCACACCCAGACTACGGCACAAGAGTTGAATGGTCCGATGGAAAGGTTGAGCAGTTATGACAGACGATAAGAAAGAAAGAATAAATAGGCGGTTTTTTGAATAGGTCCGCCAACCTACTAACCCGAAGGTTAAACCTCCGCATAACAGCAGATACTCTTATATATGCACCCCGTGCATATTCTATGGTGTCTGCAGTGACTGAGAAAATGGAAGTGGTAGTCACGATGACAAATATAATGAACAGTCACCGTCAGACGACCCCTCCGAGTCCCCCTGAACTCACTTCTAGGATGATATAGATGGTGGGTATTCCACGACCCATCCTTCATCCTGTTTGTGCATATAGCACAACGTGCCACATTGCCCTCCTCAGTTGTCCTCATACGTCAAGTAGAGTTCATCGCAACTTGGGCAGTAAAAAAAGAGTGGCAGTTGGTCGCTGTCTTGCTTCTGAAAGGTATGACAAAAGGGCAGGTTGTCACCAGAATGATGTGGTTAGATACCACTATCAGCCTAGTTCGCCTCATATCTGCTCCTATGATTGAAGGTGCTTTACCTTAATAGGTAAACAAGAAAAAGCACCATTGCTGATGCCTTCTAATGTTTAACTACTAATGTCAAAACCTCTTCTGGTCACTAGGGTTGTTAAGATTATATCTAAACATAAATCCCCCCGATAACTTTCTAATATTATTACACACACGCCAAATGTGCTGAGGTTTAATATTAAGTCCCTCACTTGCTTTTTTAATACTCGACCATACTTTAATTACATCTCCACATTTATTACACTGTTCAACTGGTTTTATGCGTAACCCAAGTGTATTGATGCAATGTTTAATATTTTCTTGGCATGTTACCCATTCTAGATTATCAACCCGATTATCATTTTTTATACCGTTTTTGTGATTGACCTGTTTAATAGAATTATCTTCTATAAATGTTCGTGCTACTAAACGATGGACATAGTGACATTTATTAGTACCATCTTTTACAAGTGTTACTCTTAAATAACCATCTTTATCGGTGGCTGGTTTTAGGGTCTTTTTATTCTTATAAGAACTAACAATTAAACCACATCTATTGATACGATATAATGATTCATATCCTACAATATCCTTGTATATGTC